AGTAGATGGAAATAACCTTCTAAAAATTGGATTTCATGGGGTAAAGGACTTTTACCACGAAGGTAAACATGTTGGTGGGGTATGGCATTTTTTAAACACTGTTAGACGTTTTATTGAAGAACAAAATTTTGACAAAGTTGTAGTATTTTGGGATGGAGAAGAGAACTCATTAAGTAGGAAACTTCTCTATCCGAGATACAAAGAAAATAGAATTGTTGAAATTAATGAACAAAAAGTAACATCATTCCAAGAACAAAAAGAACGAGTAAAACAATACTTAGAGGAAATGTTCGTGAGACAAATCAACATCACTAACAATGAGGCGGATGATTTAATTGCTTACTATTGTCAAATTTCGCATAACGAATTTAAAACCATTTTTTCATCAGATAAAGACCTTACACAACTTATCTCAGATAAAGTGAGTATCTATTCCCCATCGGCGAAACAAACGTATAAGAACGGGGACAAAATCAAAATGTATGAATGTTCTATTCCACATGAGAATGTGAAAACTTATAAAATATTGTCGGGAGATAAATCAGATAATATTGATGGGATTTATTATTTAGGTGAGAAAACTTTAATCAAATTATTCCCTGAGCTACTTGACGAAACAGTTAATCTAACCGATATTTTAACAAAGGCGGAAAGATTATTATCTGAAGATAAAGACAATACGGTCTTAAAAAATCTTCTGTCAGGGAAAACAAAAACAGGTATTTACGGAAACGAATTTTTTGAGATAAATGAAAAGATTGTAGACTTATCAAACCCATTAATTACCGATGAAGGTAAACAATTAGTTGAACTGTATTATACAGAATCATTAGACCCTGATGGGAGGGGACACCGAAATATTATTAAAATGATGATGGAAGACGGATTTTTCAAATTCCTACCTAAAGGGGACGATAATTGGGTGAAATTCCTAACCCCATTTTTAAAATTAACAAGAAAAGAAAAGAAAAAATTTAAACAAAAATAACATGAGAGACCAAGACACAACCAAATTAGAATTCTTAATGATGGTTAACGACAACATCATCGTTCAACGATTTTTCAACGTCAGAGAATACAATCCTGACGCTAAAAGTTCTACAGAATTGTATGAATACCTTTATGACTTTAAAGGTCAATTGGAAAGAGAATTGAAAATGAAATCTGTTACCTATATGTTGGACAATACATATGAGATTTCACAGAATCCTGCAATGTTAGAGACATCAAATACTGAAGGTCCTGAACATTTTAACATTTTTATTAAGTCAGGTGACATGACAATTTGTCATAGAAGAATGGACGCTAAAGTCTTCCCGCCTAAAATAAGATATACCGTAGACATACGTCCGCACATAAAAAGTATACTTTCGGATTTGACTGACATTTTTTCCTCTAAAAATTTAACATACGAGTTCGCTGGAATTCCGACAAAGGGGTAATATTTATCTTATACAAAACTTAAAAAATATGGCGTCAAACAAAAACTTTGATTATCTCGGAAGTAATTTTCAAATCCAATTATTAAATCAAATCGTAGTAGATAAAGACTTTTCAAGGTCTATTATTGATGTGATTGAAACTAATTATTTTGAAAACAAATACTTCAAGATAATCATACAAATGATTAAAGAGTACTACTCTAAATACGAACACACACCAACGTTTGACACTTTAGAACAAATCACAAAGTCGGAATTACAACAAGAATTAGCATCTAAAATTGTTTTAGATACTTTAACTAAAATTAAGGATGCTCCTATTGAAGGACAAGAATTTGTTCAAGAGAAAGCGTTGAAATTTTGTAAACAACAAGAATTACAAAAGGCTATTACCAAAGCACAAAAAGTGATTGATGGTGGAGAGTTTGAAAACTACGATACATTAGAGACTTTGGTAAGAGAAGCATTACAGATTGGTGAGAGAGAAGACGGAATGTCGGATGTTTTCGCAAATTTGGATGAGGTATTGAACGAGGATTATCGTCACCCAATCCCTATGGGAATACCAGGTATTGATAGACTACTTAAAGGTGGTCTCGCTAAGGGAGAAATCGGTGTTGTATTAGCACCAACAGGGGTTGGTAAATCAACGTTATTAACTAAAATTGCTAACCACTCATTTAATTTAGGATATAACGTACTTCAAATATTTTTTGAAGACAACCCTAAAATTATTCAAAGAAAACACATTACATTGTGGACCAAAGTACATCCTGATGAATTAACCTTGAAGAAAGAAGAGGTTATGGCGAAAGTCAAATCAATTAAAGACTCTATGGAGAATAAGTTGATTATGAAAAAACTACCATCAGATACTGTAACAATGTTACAAATCAAAAATCAAATTAGAAAGATGATTGCTGACGGAGTTAAAGTTGACATGGTGTTACTTGATTATATTGATTGTGTTGTACCTGACAAGAACTTAGGTGATGAATGGAAATCTGAAGGGTCTGTAATGAGAGGATTTGAAGCAATGTGTCACGAATTAAATCTTGTAGGTTGGACTGCGACCCAAGGTAATAGAAGTTCAATCTCTTCCGAGGTTGTAACTACAGACCAAATGGGTGGGTCAATCAAAAAAGCTCAAGTTGGTCACGTAATCATTTCCGTGGCAAAAACTTTACAACAAAAAGAAATGAAACTAGCGACAATCGCTATAACTAAATCACGAATTGGAGATGATGGTGTTGTATTTGAAAACTGTAAATTTGATAACGGTATGTTAGAAATTGATACAGAATCGTCCGTAACTTTCTTAGGTCTTGAAGAACAGAATGAAGAAAAGAATAGACAGAGAATCAAAGATTTATTGGACAAAAGAAAACAAAGAGAAGAAAAAAATTAAAACAAATGAACGAAAAGATATTAATTGAAAACCCTGACAGGTTTGTTATTTTCCCAATTCAACATAATGATATATGGGAATACTATAAAATGCACCAAGCAGCATTTTGGACGGCTGAAGAAATTGATTTAACAGGTGATATAAGAGATTGGGAAAACCTTTCTGATAATGAAAAATACTTTGTTAAAAATGTATTGTCGTTTTTCGCGGCATCTGATGGTATTGTTAATGAAAACTTAGCGGAAAACTTTTACAGAGAAGTTCAGTATCCTGAGGCAAAGTTCTTTTACGGTATTCAGTTGGCGATGGAAAATATACACTCACTAATGTATTCATTATTGATTGACACTTACGTCTCTAACGAACAAGAAAAAGATGAATGTTTCCATGCGATTGACCGATTACCAGCAGTTCAAAAGAAAGCGAAATGGGCGTTAGAATGGATAGATAACGCATCATTCCAAGAAAGATTAGTTGCGTTTGCGGCCGTTGAGGGTATATTCTTCTCAGGTTCATTCTGTTCTATCTTTTGGTTAAAGTCGAGAGGTATTATGCAAGGATTGTGTAATGCGAACTCACTAATATTTAAAGATGAGAACCTACATTGTGATTTTGCAATTCACTTATTAAACAATCACTGTGAAAACAAACCATCTGAGAAAAGAATTAAAGAAATTCTATTTTCTGCATTGGAGATTGAAAAGGAGTTTATCACAGAGTCACTACCAGTATCATTGATTGGTATGAATTCAAATTTAATGAAACAATATCTTGAATTTGTGGTAGACGGGTTACTTATTAAATTTGGTTATAAGAAACACTTTAACGTGGAACAACCATTCAAATTTATGGAACAAATTGCCGTGGAAACTAAAGGTAATTTCTTTGAGTCTAGAACAGTTGAGTATCAGAAAGCAAAACTTAATGAGACGATATCCTTTACAGACGATTTTTAATCAACTATTTTATTAAACTATGATGTCACTAAGAATTAAAAAAAGAGGTGGGGACGACGCGTCCTTTAACCCACAAAAAATTTATAACAGAATTAAACGAGCTTCAAAAGGGTTGAGTGTTAATTCAGATGAAATTTTTATCAAAGTAATCACTTCAGTACCAACTGAGGGATTAATTACTACTAAAGAATTAGATAAACTTATCTATGAAATTGCTGCGGCTTTTACAGGTAGTCACCACGACTACTCAAGACTTGCGTCATCAGTTGCGATTTCTTCATATCATAAAGAAACTAACCCGAGTTTTGTTGAAACAATGAAACAACTACATGAAGACGGTATTCTTAATGATGAATTCATGAATATGATTGACTCATATGGTCATGATAAGATTGATGAGGTTATTAATCACGATAACGATTATAATTTTGACTACTTTGCTTGGAGGTCCCTTCAAGAAATGTACTTGTTAAAATTATCTGAAGGTAAAGTAATTGAAAGACCACAACACATGTATATGAGAGTTGCGATTTGGGTTACTAAGTCTTTTGAACAGGCGTTGGAGTATTACAAATCATTGTCAAACCAATTAATTTCACCTGCAACACCAATCATGATTAATTCAGGAACTAAAGTACCTCAATTAGCGTCTTGTGTGTTACATTACAACAATTCAGATTCTCGTAATGGGTTATTAAATACCTTAAATGATATCTCAACATACTCATCTGATGCTGCGGGTATTGGGTTGTCTATGTCTAACATCCGAAGTAAAGAAAGTAGAATTTCTTCTTCAGGAGGATTTGCAGGAGGATTATTAAAGTACTTGAAGATTGTTAATGAATCACTTCGTTTCTTTAACCAACAAGGTCGTAGACCTGGTAGTGCGGCAATCTATCTTGAACCTTGGCACAAAGACATCTTTGATTTATTAGATATCAAAAAGAATACGGGAGCTGAAGAATTAAGAGCGAGAGATTTATTTACCGCACTTTGGATTCCTGACAACTTCATGAGAGCCGTTAAGAATAATGGTGATTGGTATTTGTTCTGTCCTAATGATATTCTTAAAAGTGGTGTTAAACCATTACAAGAATGTTACGGTGACGAGTATGAAAAAAATTACAACAAGGCGGTTTTAATGGGTCTTGGTAAAAAAGTTAAAGCTCAAGATGTGTGGAGTAAGATTATTGAATCCCAAGTTGAAACGGGTGCACCATATCTTTGTTCTAAAGACAACGCGAATAGAAAAACTAATCATCAAAACATCGGTGTGATTAAACAGTCAAACTTATGTAATGAGATTTACCAATATACCGATGAGAATACGACCGCGATTTGTACACTATCATCTATGGTCCTAAAGAATTTTATCATTGATGGTAAGTTTGATTTCCAATTACTTTACACCGAAGTTAGAAAAGTAGTTAATGCGTTAAATAAAGTTGTTGATATTAATAGTTACTCAACCGAAAAAGGACGTAAAGGTGGTCTTGACCAAAGAGCAATCGCGATTGGAACTCAAGGATTAGCGGATGTTTTCTATTTAATGGATTATATTTTCACATCTGAAGAGGCTCGTAAATTAAACAAAAATATTTTTGAAACAATTTATTTTGCTGCGATTACCGAAAGTATGGAATTATGTAAATCGGGTCAATACAAACCTTATGCACATTTTGAAGGGTCACCAATGTCTAACGGAGTTTTCCAATTTGATATGTGGGGATTAGATTATGAAGGATTAGGTGGATTATGGGATTGGGATAATCTTAAATTAGAAGTTTCTAATCATGGTGTTTGTAACTCATTGTTTACGGCTCAGATGCCTGTAGCGTCTTCAGCAAAAATCACAGGTTCTTTTGAAATGACCGAACCTGCTCACTCGGCACTATTTAATAGACGAGTTGTTGGAGGAGAAATTATGATTGTTAACAAGTATTTGATTAGTGACTTTGAAAAGATTGGAATTTGGAGTGAAGACTTGAAAAATGAAATCATTCTTAATGAAGGGTCAATACAAAACGTTAACTTCAATAACCACATTGATTTAGAAGATAAAAGATATAACTTCAAGGTTAAACGTGTTGAACATTTAATCCAAAAATATAAAACCATTTGGGAAATTTCACAAAAAGAATTGATTGATATGGCGGCGGACCGAGCACCATTCATTGACCAATCACAATCAATGAATATTTACATGGCTAACCCAACATTGTCAAAGATTACTTCATCACATTTCCATTCGTGGGAGAAAGGTTTAAAAACCTTATGTTATTATGTAAGAACAAAGGCGATTTCAACAGGAGCAAAACACTTAGCGGTTGATATCTCTAAAATGGAGAAACCCAAACCAATTGTTGAAACACCAAAGGTTGATTTTAGTTCTATGAACTTACCTGAAAAACCTGAAGATAGTCAATTTGATTGTTTTGGTTGTTCATCTTAATCACGACATTAATCCCGACACTTAGTCGGGATTTTTTATTTTATAACTATTTATTGAAAATATCGCGACACTATATTTATATTATATGGCAGAAGGAAAAACATATGGGGTTAATTTCCCTTTTAGAGATTCTATGAAAGGTAACTATCTTTCTTTATCACAAACCGCTGATGAAGAAATAAGAAGTAGTTTAATTCATTTATTATTGACAAGGAAAGGGACGCGATATTACTTACCTGATTTTGGGACGAGGTTATATGAGTATATTTTCGAACCAATGGACGGTCCTACATTTTCAGATATAGAATCCGAAGTTAGGGATGCGGTTTCGGAGTACATACCTGGAATTACAATAACTAAAATTAGTGTAACCGACGCTTCATTAGGAGAAGAAGATAAAGGAACTTACATCCAAGGGGATGAGAGAGTTTATAGGGTTCCAGGAATCAGTGAAAAAGAACACACTGCTAAAATTAAAATTGATTATATAATTACGGACTCAGCATTTAATCAGAGTGATTTCGTAATCATTAATATTTAATGATATATGGCTAATAAAAAAATATCGTATACAACAAGGGATTTTCAGGCGATACGAACTGAGTTAATTAATTTTACCCGAACATATTATCCTGAGTTAATTGACAACTTTAATGATGCGTCAGTTTTCTCAGCATTATTGGATTTAAATGCCGCGGTAAGTGACAATTTACAATTCAACATTGACAGAAGTATTCAGGAAACGGTATTACAATATGCCCAACAAAGGTCCTCTATTTTTAATATTGCAAGAACCTACGGTTTAAAAGTACCTGGCCAAAGACCATCAGTCGCTTTAGTCGATTTTTCAATTACAGTCCCTGCATTTGGGGATAAGGAAGATTTAAGATATTGTGGTATTTTAAGAAGAGGTTCACAAGTTAACGGTGCAGGACAAGTATTTGAAACTGTGTATGATGTTGACTTCTCATCTGCGATAAATGCTGAAGGGTATCCAAATAGGTTAAAAATACCTAATTTTGATTCAAATAATAAGTTACTTAATTATACGATAGTTAAAAGAGAAACTGTTGTTAATGGTATAACAAAAGTATTCAAAAGAGTTGTAACCGCAAATGATGTTAAACCATTTTTTGAAATGTTTTTACCTGAAAAAAATGTTTTAGGTGTAACAAGTGTATTATTAAAAGATGGGACACAATATGCTAACATGCCTTCACCACAAGAATTTATGGGACTTGATAATAGATGGTATGAAGTTAAAGCATTGGCGGAAGATAGAGTTTTTGTTGAAGACCCAACTAAAGTCTCAGATTCACCTGGTATTAAAGTAGGAAAGTATATCGTAACAAGTGATAAATTTATTACTGAATATACACCTGAAGGATTCATGAAAATGACTTTTGGTGGTGGTAGTCAATCTGCGGATGAACAATTAAGAGAATTTGCGAGAAACGGATTTAAATTAGATTTATATAAATACTCAAATAACTTAGCATTAGGTAGTACCTTAAAGGCGAATACGACAATATTCGTTCAATATAGAATTGGCGGAGGAACAGGAAGTAATTTAGGTGTTAATGTTATAACCCAAATAGGGACTGTATCGTTTTTTGTAAACGGTCCTTCAGATTCTATTAACACAAGTGTTGTTAATTCATTGGGTGTGAATAACGTAACCGCAGCTATCGGTGGAGCGGCGTCACCAACAACTGAAGAAGTAAGAAATTTAGTAGCGTTTAACTTTTCAGCTCAAGACAGAGCGGTTACGGTTAACGATTATGATTCTTTAATTAGAACAATGCCATCACAATTTGGGGCTCCTGCTAAAGTCGCGATTACCGAAGAAAATAATAAGATAAAAATTAAGATGTTATCTTATGATGATTCGGGTAAGTTAACTGAGATTGTATCTAACACACTGAAGAATAATGTTGCAAATTATCTATCAAATTATCGAATGATAAATGACTATATTTCAGTTGAAACTGCGAGTGTTATTGATTTGGCATTTAACATAGATGTTGTTTTAGATAATAGTCAAAACCAAGGTGCGGTAATATCTCAAATAATTAATATAGTTACAAATTACTTTGACCCATCAAATAGACAAATGGGTGAAAATGTATATGTGTCGGAGATTAGAAGACAACTTCAAAGTGAAAATGGGGTAATCTCAGTTTCGGGAATACAAGTTTTTAACAAAGTTGGAGGACAATATTCCTCATCTCAAACATCTCAAGCGTATTTAGATAGTACTACAAGAGAAATCCAATTAATTGATGAGACAATATATGCGGAACCTAGTCAAACTTATCAAATTAGATTCCCAAACAAGGATATTAACGTTAGAGTTAAGAATCTAACCACAGTTAATTTCTCCTGATAATTTATTTTAATAAATTATGGTTTATCTTTTTGAAAATGGTATATAAACTATTTATCAAAAAAGATTTAAATGTCAAATTCATATAGAATAAGAACTCAAGTAGGTGTAGATAAATCAATTAAAGTATTAATTGACCAAGAATTTGAATATCTTGAAATTTTATCACTTAAAGTACTACAGAGTCAAATTTACACAAGACAATGTTCCGATTACGGAGTTGTAATTGGAAGAGTAACCGCAAATGACGGTTTTGGTATCCCTAACGCTAAAGTATCAATCTTTATCCCATTAACAGATGAAGATTCCTCAAACCCCGTTATTTCGGATTTATACCCTTACAAAACATTATCAGAATTAAATGAAGATGGGTACAGATACAATTTATTACCGTACACTCAATCTTATAGTAATCATACCCCAACGGGAACATTCTTCACTAAGAACGATGTTTTGGTCGACCCAACATTAATTGAGGTTTACGACAAGTATTTTAAATATACTGCAAAGACTAATGATAGTGGTGACTACATGATTTTTGGAGTACCAACAGGTTCTCAAACAGTTCATGTTGATATTGATTTATCAGATATTGGAGAATTCTCATTATCGCCACAAGATTTAGTAAGAATGGGAACGGCAACTGAAGCACAAGTTGCGGGAACTAAGTTTAAGTCATCAAGTAATTTAAATGAGTTACCTCAAATCGTATCTATTAATCGAATAATCGAAGTTGAACCACTATGGGGACAACCTGAGGTATGTAATTTAGGAATTACAAGAACTGACTTTGATTTAACTGACGAAGCCAACATAACTATTACCCCAACATCTATATTTATGGGGTCTATATTTTCATCTAATGACGACCAATTCCAAAAAAGAAATTGTAAACCAAAATTAAAACAAGGTAAACTTTGTAATTTGGTTGCAGGTCCTGGGGAGATATTAGCTATTAGACAAACTATACAACAAGATTCTGCGGGTCAACCCGTATTAGAAACTGTTGATTTAGAAAGTGGTGGTCAAGTTATTGATGATAATGGAACATGGTTAGTTGATGTACCAATGAATTTAGATTATGTGATAACTAATGAATTTGGTGAAAGAGTGTTATCTAATGACCCTAAGAAAGGTATCCCAACTAAAGGTAAGTATCGATTTAAAGTAAAATGGAACCAATCCCCAACATTATCAGAACCTATTAAACGAGGTTATTTTTTAGTACCAAACGTTAGGGAATATGGGTGGTCAAATAGTAATCTTGACCCATTAAAACAACCTTCGGCAAGTCCTGACTATCAAGAGGCTCTTAAGTCTTATTCCTTTAGTTTAGATTGGAATGATTATGCGGACCCACAATCGGCAATCAATTGTGAGGACACTTTTTATGAGATGAGGTATAATAAAGTTTATACCGTTTCCCAGTTAATTGACCAATATAGAAGAGGTTATCTACCAAATAGAATGATAACTGTCAAGGACATATTAGACGAATCATGTGAAAGTGAGAATGTTAAGTTCCCAACAAATGATTCAATCCTTAGATTTGATATCATTTACCTTTTGTTTGTAATGATGATGTTCATTTTCAAACCAATCCTATATATCTTATTAATTACAGTCCATGTTTTAGCATTTTTCTTAATGTTAATAGGACCAATTCTTGCAATTATTGTTGGAATTGTAATGAGTTTAGTATTTGTTATATGTAATTTTATAAACGGTATTATTTGGGCGATAAATTTAATTCCTGGAGTTGATATTGATGGGTTAGATTGTCCATCACCTGATGATATTAAAGATAGTGTTCAGAAATGTTTAACGTTGTATAAGTTGTTTACTAATTTAGCAATTCCTAATTTATCTTACCCTGACTGTGAATTATGTTCATGTAAAGATGGGGAAGCAATTGAAGATACTACAACAACTGACCCAGCGACTTCAGGATTATACGGAGCTTTAGCAGAAACGGGAATTAATAGCGTGTTATCACAATTTCAAATACCGACAAATTACGTTATTGGAGGAGCGAGTTATCCAGGAAATTTCCAATCAATTATTGCGGGAGCGATTATAAATAATTCATCACCAACCTCAATGAGTAGAGCTCCTCAGATGACCACTTATGGTACTGATGGTGGTGGAGATAGACATTTGTTTACCTCAAGTTTAACTTTGGCAGAAAGAATTAATTTATTTAATACTAAGGCTAAATATTTTGATGACTTTGGAGGAAATAACCCTGGCGGCGGTTATAACAGAATAAAGGTGACGTTTAATACTAGTTTAAATGGTACTTCATTTACAAAATATCATTATGATAATGTTTTAGTGATTTCTTGTCAACCAAATCAGTTGGCGAATTTTCAACCAGAACAAATTGTAACTTTCCAAGACCCGAGTTTAACTACTGACGTTAACTTAACAGGTTATACATTATTGAATCAATTTGGGACTGCTAGTATTACAGGTACTGCAAATCCATCAACAACAATTCAGATTAGTTACGCAAATCCTAATGGTAGTGGTACAATATCACCCCCAAATTCATTATATACTGTCAGTCAAGACCCTGCGGACGCGGAATATGCAAAATTCCCTATGGATATTGAATATTTCCAAGTTATTACCGCAATGACGTATAACGATTTTTCAACACAGTGTAATCCAACAGGTAGTGATGTATCTCTAAATAAGAGGTACTTGAATAATAACATGTTGTTCCAATATACTACGTCTGAAAATTGTGTCGCACAATTAACACCTGCAATTATACCGATGAATCCATTATCATTATTTACAAGTGGTTCATCACAAATATTGGTATTTTTAGTAAGAGGGGTTGACCCATATTCTACTAGACAAAGTAATAGTTATGATTTGAGTAAATTGTTTGGATATAATTTTGGCACAACATCTTTAATTGTTAACGGTAATTACAAAATGAATCACCCTGTACAAGGGTCATTTAAATCCGTCAAACATAATATGACGAGTAATGTTATGACTATAGATGCAACCACCTCAGAATATTTATATTACGAGTCTTTCAATTTCCAACCTGAAACAAATCCCGCAAATGCAGGATTTACAGGATTTACATCTACATTACCATCATACTATTCTTCTTTAGATAGTACAAGTGTTGGATTTGCACCAACAGGAGCACCATTAATGTCTTCAGTTTGTGATAATGGTGTATATGGTGCGTTTTCAGTTAAAAACTTTGTAGGGAACCCTATTGGTGGTATAGGTCAAAATGGTTTTAACATTAAATGGGTACTCACACCTTCATTTGGTTGTGGACCCAATAACGCATTTTATAATTGGAACTTAAATACGTATTCATCTGATAGTCAAGGTTATTATCAAAAAGAGATTGTCGAAGGAGGTTCCGTAATGCTCCAACAGATACAGGTAGGTCCTTATAGCGGCCCACTATCGTATAATGCGTATTATTACGCTCCAAGATATAATAACACTTATTCTTATGTGACATTAGGAACTAATAACCGACAAATTATTATGAGGTCGGATAGATTACCATTGTCAACAAGTGTTCAAGAAACTGCGGGTAATAGTTTCTCATTACAAAATAATTCTTTATTTGCTGCATTTCAAATAGGTGACGATGGAAGTGTTGCTAATACGGCAGGAACACAATCTAATTCACCTTCAGTCGCTGAAAACGGGGAGACTCAAGAAGAACAATTATCAGGAATCAGTACTAATGTATTATCCACTTTTAGTTGTGGTCAAATGGTCCCATTAAAATGTTATTATGAAGACTCTACAGGTTCGGGTCCGTGTGTAACAGGTGAAATTGCGGTTCAGTCAACTTCTGATAATTGTTATGAAAATGGTGTTACAGGTGCAAAAATTATGGAAAATGGTTGTTATATTTTAGTAACTGCAATATTCCTATCTTTACCTAAAGACTTCCAGCTATTAACCGAATGGACATCAAGACTTCAAATCACCTTTGGGGCTTGTAGAGATGTATGGTCACATATTTTCACTAATAATTGGATTAATGGGTCGTTATACGCGTTTTCATTTAAAAACGACAGATTCTTTAATAGTCAAAACAAACCGTATAGTAGTTACTGTAAAGACACCATTATTTTACACCCAACAACTAATAATTTCTATTATAGAAGTAGTCCTTGGGATGGTACAGGTTTTATAGGTGCAAATGCCCCGTCAGGTTCGTTTGGGGCTCAAGGAGGTAACCAAAAAAATCTTAAATTCCCAACAACAATTATGGATTTAGGACCAAGAAGTCAGTACTTACAAGAAATTGTAATGTCAGATGATTACGATGGTTATGTAGTTAATAAATTAAACTCAACAACATTTACTGATGTTTCCGAGATTTTAAATTTGTTAATTGTTAGTCGATTGATAAATACTAAATTCCTTTCACAATTATTTGGAACGGGTGGTGGTAATATTTTATCTTATTTTAATCAGAGAGGAAAACGATTTGTTGATGCTGATTACGCTCAAATGATTTCGATTAGTTCTGAGTTAGGGGTTGTAGATTTTGAACCCGCAAATTACCCACCAATCGCTGGAGCACAAGACCCTGTATATTTCAACGGGGCTGATGTAAGTGATGGAGTTATTGGGATATTCTTTTCTTCGGATACTCAAGTCAGAGATTTTATAACACCTAAAAGAACTATAATAACCGATAATGCTATGGTTACTAACACATGTGCGTTTAATTACTTTAGTGTATTCACTCAAGATGTACCTTTCTATCAGTGGGAGGTAAAACAAAATACTGATATGGATAGTATTTTCGGTTCTCAATCTAATGATTGGTACACGGACTCAATAACAAGTAATTATTTCTTCAGTCACAAATACCAAGAAATGGATAGAATTAACCTTAATTCAAGATATTTTAGAGGGTCAACATCAATCATTAAAGACTTTAAAGGGTATATATATTCGGTTGACTCTTCAGGTAATTACCAACCTTGTATTACACCGACAAACCCAAATTCAAATAATCCTAAACCAAGAACAATTACTGTTGGTGCACCATACCACTTCTACTTTGGTCTTAAAAAAGGTAAAACCGCTTTCGATAGATTCGCAACTAAATGGATATCATTTCAAACAATAACTGATTAATATGGGAAATAGACAAGATACTAGAGTTATATTAGGTTCGTTAAGATATAAATCGGCTCCTAACACAACATTATTGTTTGAAGTTCCTTTAATACAAACTGCAAAAGAAAATGTTGAGTTTGATAGGAACATTGATGTTAATTTAGAACAAGTTTTTAATGATGAAAGACAAAACTCAGACATTATTAGACCAAGTTGTAAATTCTCACTTTTATTTGAAAATTCTTATTCAGGGTTTACCAATTACCCACCATTTGAAAACAATATGTATTATTTAAATGCTGAGGCCGCGGCGGTGTTATCATGTACTGCGGCAACACCAAGTAATATTTCATGGACGGGATTACCACAATATAATGAATTTGATTTTATAAGAACAGATTATAATGTACCTGGTTATACACAACCACCAAATGAACATTTAACTTTTATACCCAAAAGTGCCTCAAGTTATAATTGGAATTTTTATATGAGTTACGCATATGAAAATGACTATTTAAAAAATATGACGGCAACTGATAAAAAGACTAACCTAAGTTTAAATTGGGTTGTTGGTGATGGAATACCGTTTATAATTGAAAACACAACGTACAATGGTAAAGATATTATATCATTTAGATGTCCTGTTAAACACGGAATGTCTGTAGGTGAGTTTGTTAAATTAAGTATAAATTATAACGGTACGGATTTATTCCAAATCGATTCTTTAGGTGATGGTGCTTTTGACAGTGGATTGTTCATTTTCAACATTATTAATGTTGGTTATTTAGGTGGGACATTTAATAATAATGTTACAGGAACCGCGAAAAGAGTTATAATACAAGATAATGTTAATGATACAATCTCAACCTATTATGTTAGAAAAAATAAAATATTAACAACTTCTGAAAACTCAGTATTGGTTAAAGCGGGGTTTGAACAAAATATTTTTGGTGAGAAGAAAAAATATGAAAGTAGTGGGTATACCCCTACACAAACTGCTAGAGTTTCTATCAAAGAAGGTTCACAATCATATACGTTATCTTTTAATAAAGATATTTTAATTAATCCTATTAGAGATAATCAAAAAAGACCAATAACGGAATTGTTTTTTACCGTTGTTTATAAAGGTTATTTTGGATGGATGTTTGGAATCTCAAATGGTAATGGAGGGTATTATGGGTTAAAAGAAGGATGGGAGTTTAATTTACCTCTTAATTCTGCGGGTAACCCGAGCTCTTGGTGGTCAAACACTAATAGTAATTCTGATGTTAATATACCTGTTGGTAGTTATACAACACCCCAAAGTGTTGGTTATGGTCCAGGAGGTTCCTCAATTAATTTTACATATATACAATCATTAAATGAGGGGGATATTATTGATGGTGATTATTGTGAATGGAATGATTATGACCAAAAAGAACGAGTAATATCGAACTTATACCATAAATTAAGATTTAATCCTTTTTCTTTTAGAATTGGTGTTAATCCTGCAAATCAGTTTGGTTATTACTATCAACCTCATCATGTATTAACGACACGAGTATTCTCAGACTACATTGAGAATGGAGATATTAGAAATGTTGTTGGAGTTCCTGATTACGCTCATTTTTCGACAACTCAAAATTTATTTATTTGGAGAGATTTATACCCATACGGTTTTATTGACAGTTCAGGATTGGGGGTTAATTATCCATTTTTAAACGGAACACATTATCCTTTTAAGAATATTATTTTTAGAATAATACCTGAAGGAACTAATTATAATGAACAGACCATAATCGCAGAACCAACAATAGATAATTGTGAGTAATAAGTTTTTATTTACCATACCAAAAGGAAACAAGACAATCGATGTGCCAATAGAAATTAAATGGGATTTTTATGGTAGAGACGATAGTATTGAACTTTACGAAGAAGAAGTTTTAGGGGAGATTATTGGAGTCCCTAAAGATTTTGAAATATTAAGATTTAGTCATGATACGTATTCACCAAATCAACAAACATCTGTAAAGTACGATTTTTATTTTTATAGTGGGGTATCAACTAATGTTAGTGCTTCAACAGTTACCGATTGGGGAAATAGTTACCTTGCGGAAGGATTCCAAGGGGATGAGATTTATTACTATAGTAAACCATTTACCAAATCATTCTTCAAACTTGATTTTTACGACACCAAAGACTCACAGAGTCAAACTAATTATTTTACAGTGATAATCCCTGTACAACAAGGTGCTACAGAAAGTATAAGTATATCACCATTAACACCCAATGTTGACATTAGAAAACCATCTTATAGTTTAGATTTTGTTGGTGATAAGGAAGGGTTTTTTATTTATTGGTTAAAAAATGAATTATTTTTAAATATTGATACTTTCTATATGACCGCAAAATTCTTTGATGGTAGATTAGGGGTGTTTGTTAAGATGATGAATGAACCACAATCATCATTACCGAATAAGTATAATTTTGATGCTGGTCGTTATTTTTATAATAAAGTAGTTTTAGATTACACAACTAAAACATATCAAATATTTGATTATTTAAACAACCGAATAGGTGCGGGTACACCGATAAAATGGTATGAATATGTTAACCCATAATGGAAGATAGATATTACAGTATACGAATTTCCCCCGAAGTTATTAGTGGTGATTTATTTACCTCACCATATAATGCGGGATATTCACAATATAATTTAAGTGGGGACCCTTGTTGTGATATCACAACAACCACTACAACAAGCCAATATACAGGTTTTACCCATGTATATTCATCCATGACTCAAATAGTTTCGGGAGGGACTAACGGTACTTCTTTATTGACAGGATTGACATTACCAATTTTTTTAACTGAAAATACTGTCGATATTGGGTATTACTCAGTATTCGATGGAATGGTGTTACAAAAAGATACCATGACTAACTTTTTATTTAGCGCGTCAACGTTTACCCCAAACACTTATTATTTTTATAACACTTCAGACACTGAATTTAAAAAATATTTATCATTCGCCAACTATGAAATTGATTGGGGAGATGGGTCACCATCTCAAACAGTGAATAACACTTCCCCAAGTTATTATACACATACTTACGCAAGTAATGGTGTTTATACGATTACTATGTCAGGTATGAGTCCTTGGGGTTATAATGTGGTTAAAAAAGAGGTTACTGTTCCTTTTACAAATATTATTGCGAGTAACCCTAATGGAACCGCTTATTTTTATCCTTCAGGTGGTAATTGGACTGGAACACCATTAATGTATGATTATATATTCTCAGGGGATTCAAATTGTGATGTTGAAGACCAATCAAGTTTTAACTATACCACCGTCCCATTCTTGGTTACGGGATATACAAACTCAACAGTGGGGGATTTAGTACAATATGGTAGTAAGTATGACCCAACAAGGTTTGCGGGTAAATATAAGTTAGGCGTTCAAGTGACGGGGACTTCAGGTAGTATTGGAACTTTTTGGGGACCATCAGTAGATAACTTATATACTGCCTATACAATTAATGACATTAACTACTATGATTATAATGACGGAACAACAATTTTTACGGTTTATTCTTCAGGGATGACACCTGACATGATGGTTTGTTCGGCAATAACAAAAAATGAGGTATTATTAAACGTAATTGATGAAGCAGAAATACAATCCAACGTCTTCATTGAGAGAGGTAAAAACTCAGTATTAGAAAGACTTGAGAGATTAGGTGAAGTTGATAACGTAGGAGACCTTGAAAAATACGGATATAAATTTTTTAATGTGATAAAAATATAAAAAGGATATTTATTAATATGAAACAAGTAATCTTTACAAAAAAAGAGATAACTAAAATTAAAGAATTATATTCTAAAGGTTTAAGTTGTACTGGTATTGCAAAAATTATTAATGTGAGTAAAACACCTATTATAAGAATATTAAAAACTGAAGGATTATTAAAAAAAGGGAATAGTGATGGTAAAAAAATTATATTAACTAAACAACAAAAAGAAATTATTAAAAATTTGTATTTAATCAAAAATAAAAATTGTGAGGAAATTGGTAAAGAACTTAAATTAACTAAATCATTTATAAATAAATATCTTGGAACGGTTTCGTATAGAAGAACCAAAGGAAAGGCTAATTCTGTTAGAAGACAAGGTAAAGCATTACCTCAAAAAGTTAAAGAGAATATGAAAATTGCTCAACAAAAATTAAGTCAAAGTGGAAATAGAAAACAAACAGGAGGTGTTTGTAAAACATTCATAATAAATGGTTTACGTTGTCAAGGTACTTATGAAAAGTTTTATATTGAAAAATTGATAAATGAAAATATTACATGTCCAAAAAATTACGGGTCTATAGTCACACCATTTGGGACTTATTATCCTGATTTTTCATATGATGATAGACTAATAGAAATTAAATCGGATTATACTTTTAATATTTTAATCGGTAAACAAATCAGTAGATTTACCAAACAATACGAAACAAAACAATTGGATAAATTAAAGTGGGTGAATGAAAACATTAAACCCGTAGAAATTTTAGTTGTTGATAAAAGAAATAATGAAGTAATAAAAAAGAATATTTTATGAGTGTTGGAACATACGGAACAATAAGACCAGCTGATGTGTCACCCGAAGATGTGGACATCATCTTAAACTATACCCCATCAAGGGATGAAACAGATAATTTTGTTTTAACTAAATTAGATGCGACATCGATATTAAAACCGTATTTTAATAATACGGAAACAGGGGGTAATGCGGGTGTTGAAATTTTAGGTGGTTTATATAATTTAAAATTACCTGCCGACCAATTTAATAAGATTGGAATTTATACTTTATTGATTAGACCCGCTCAAATAAGAACTACTATTTTGGATTGTGGAGTTTTATCTGCGTTACCTAATGTTAGAGGTATTGTTATTGATTTAAATTCAGTACCGTCTCAATATAGGAATAAGTTTATCAATCAAGGTTTAGTTGGGTTTAGAATTGAATATCTTAACTCTGATGGTACAAAAGTACCTAACTTCTTTCGATTAATTACGTCATCATTCTTTTGTGAACCCGTTGTTCAAAATTTAACAAACACTTCACAAAAGGCGATTAGATATAGATATACTGATAATAATACGAACTTAATATTTTGTACATTATCACCGTCTTCAGCTCCTACGAACAAACCAAATTCTATTCCATATATTGGACAACCTGACCAAGATATTATTATTACTAATACTTTCTTTAATCCAATTACTTTAGATATTGAGATTGCGGAACACGACTTCTCAACATTGGCAATCGCATTGTTTGGTAATCAAACCAAATCAATTGATGATGGTATCTACACATTATACGATAGTCAGAATAACATATACAAACAATACAACTTATACGAAATTAGAAACCAATTCAATGAGTTGTTGTATGAAGTTAGACAAGATAGAGGTGATAATATTGATTTCAGTAAAAACTTTACAAACATAACACAGTAATGGGGGTTAAAAAATATACTTGTCCACCACAATCAGCCACAGGTGCTGGTACGTTTTCTGACGATTTAGTTGGTTTACAACTTGTTTCGGGTGGAGGTCTTACGCAAGGTAATTTTAATTTTACTACATCAACTAATGAAAAGACCAATAGAACTTTTAGTACTGGAACCTTTTCGAACCCAATTAATCTTGATTCATTAGGTATTGGTAATATTGAACAATCAAAATCAATTGTTGAGAATAATTTTAAAGTTTACCCTAATTTTGATTTAACACAGGTTACTAATTTTACATTGTATGGGTCCATGACAAAAAGAATGTCAGCATCAATAACAACAATCATTAGTTATTTTCCTGCAGGTATTGAATCGACTTATATGGGGATTAATTATCTTACAGGTCCTACTGCGGTTAACATTATATACAATCCGACAAATAACGAAACTAAGTTTGATTTAGATGTTTCTAGATTAAGAAACCCTTTTGATGTTGATTTCACTGTAAACTCCACAAGAAATTTACAATTAAAAGAAATCCAAGTATCTCCATTAAGAGATATGAGAGTTGAGTATGCAAAATATTCTCTTT